AAGAACTGCAAAATTTGGTTTAAAACTAAAAAGAGATAACAAGGCCATATTCTGTCAAAACTTCAAAAAATACTTATCGATAAATAAAATTAAAATTATCGAAGAAAGCACAGTATATGAAGCATCTACCTTTGGAAAAACTCCATCTGGAAACTATGAAGGTCAGATGGGGAACGATGACTTAATTATGACGTGTATAAATGTGACTGAATTTTTTCACACTCTTGATTTTTCTGACTTTGTTGAAGAGAAATTTGATAGCGTAGATGCAAGACTTCAGGACGAAATTGAAACTATTTTAGATAAAGATTCTAAAGGTGGCAATCTTTATTTTGACATCTACGATCTAGTTTAATTTCCATTTCAGATTAGATATATAAAAAAATAGAAAAAAAATAATACCAAAAGATGGCATTAGATCCTAGAATTGCAGCTTTTAAGTCTGCTGGAGTATACAGACTCGAGTTCGATAAAAGCCAAACCGTTAGTATTCCTGCTGAGCAAATTAGATTGATCGTTGGCTTTTCTAACCAAGGCCCATTTAATACTCCAGTATACTGCCCCGACAGCGGCTTTTTTGTATCAGTATTCGGAAATATCGATAGAAAATTAGAAAGAAAAGATTCGTACTTTCATAGAAGCTGTTTAACTGCGCTTGAAAGCGGTCCGATTCTTGCTCTTAATCTTTTAAGATTGAATAACGATGCTACGACTGGCGATAAAGATAAAGCTTATGTTTTTTCTGCAAGCGCTACTGAACCAAACGAAGGTTTTGCAAATGAGCTATACTCAGGATATTACAATACTGATGCTTTTTACTTTGCAGATACTGAGGCATTTTTGAATAATATCAATTACACTTCAAATTCTATTGATAAACTTTTCAACCTTGTGAATCTAGGAAGATCTCCTATCACTGTAGTTGTTAGAAAGGCAGCAAATGAGAACGTTCCAGGGTTGAATATTACAGCTGAAACATTCTATGGTACTTCTAATGTTCCAGATTACTTGAATAAAGATTCATTGATGTCAGACTTTATGATTGATGTAATTGTAATTCAAGGAGATTATGGTGCTGACACATCTGCAACTTATCCGTATGAAAGATTTACTGCGGATCCTCTTTACGAACCGTACTTTGATAAACAAAATGGTTTGATCAGAAAAGCTAATATTGCTGATACTCAAGATACACAATTACAAGCTTTCTTAAATCTTCCTGAAGTAAATCAAATTGCTATCTACACAGGTTCTTTACTTCCTGACTTTACAGATCTAAATGGTAACAATCTTTTCATTGAAACCATGGTCAACCAAGATACTCCAGTAACAGGTCTTTTCTGCGCTGTAAATGCTTCGGCCTTTGGTTTAGGAGAATTAATCGATGGTGTAGATGGAGGTATTGACTTGATTGGGCATGAAATCGAAAGAACAAGACCAACCACTGTTGATTTCTTATCTTACAATGGTAACATTGTTTCTGATTTATCTTACGCTGAATCAATTCCTGTTCATTCAACAGTATCAATTGCGACCGGAGTAACTGTTACTTCTCTTTCTGGGAATGAGATTGAAATTGTTGCTACTAAAGCGACTAACCTTGCAGCTTACAATGCTTTAGCATCATTTACTGCTAACGTAGATAACCCAAGAACAGTTGGAACTTATGTTTATGCTGAGAAGGCAGGAAATGCTTATTGGGCGCCCGTCACTGAAGTAGCAGTAACATCTGCAACTGTAACTGTTATCGTGGATTCAACTTCAATTGATGATACTTGGTTCTCAACTTCATTGGCTTATTTGAATCCAACATCTATTAATTACTTTGTTCAAAAAACAGGTAACGTAGGTACTATTTTAGGAGGTTATTCATCAACTCTCTATTCTGATGTTACTTCAGGAGTAGTTACAGACGGTGATTTAGCACAATTTGGTGCAACATTAGGAGCTGCTGATACGGTGTATCTTGATTTTAGCGTTGCAACTGATACGGAAATCTACTCAAATGATGGATCTATTGATCTTGTGACAGATATCAATAATTCTACTTCATATCCTGTTCCTGTAATAACGGTGAACGCATTTGATAATTCATCATTCACTGGAGTTGCAATTTCTACAGATTCAGATTTTGGAATTAATATATCTGGTAAATATTTTTATGATAGCACTGGTACTCAAGCCTTAGCTGGAACATTGGACGTTCAATCACTTAAAGGTTCACTGAATAATTCAGTTCAAGCTGCAGAATACTTTGGTTCACCAGGTTCTTCACTTAATCCGAATGAGGTAATTATTGCAGCTTCTTTTGCTGGTGATTTTGAAGTTGGATATTACTTAATAAACAATCCGGGTAGTACTCCAAACGGAGTTCCTTCGAGATTGACACTTATTAATGAAGTAATAGGTTTAAGCAATTACACTCCAGCTGGTTCTTCGACCGCAGGAGATTACATTAAAATTGTTTGTGAAAGCACAATCTATCTTTACACCATTGGTGCAAACAAAAATGTTGAAGTTTATCAGCCAATTACTAACTGGTTTGATTACTATACGGCATTTACACTTCCAGGATTTGCCCTTGGATCTTACAACGTTCCTGACGGTACCAACTCTCAGCAAAACAATATCTTAAACGATACTCTTAATGGAACAAATCTTTACTATGCATTAATCGATAGAGATGTAATTTCATTCAGATACTTAGTTGACACCTTTGGTAACGGTCTAGAAGCAAGTTCTAAATCTATCTATGGTAAAATTGCTAAAAATCGTCAGAACGCATTTGCAATTGTGAATGCTCCTTCTATTCAAGATTTTAAAGATAGTACTGATCCTTCTTTCAAAAATGTTCAGGGTCAGTTCGATACTCGCTACATTCCTACTGGTGGAGATTTGAGCAAGAATCCAACTGTTAGATACTCATTACCTTCTATCACTGATGGTTCTAACTACATGGCATTCTATACTCCATTCTTAACGGTTAGAGATAACGGAGCAAATGTCAATGTACCACCTGCGGCTGCAGTTTCTAATGACTTTATTGCAAAATATGTTGATGCGACTCCCTGGTCAATTGTAGCTGGAGCCAGAAGAGGAGTTATTTCAGGTAGAGGAATAGTTGGATTAGAGTACAACTACACTACAACTGATAGAGATAATGTAGAACCATTCGGATTAAACCCAATTATTTTCCAAACTGGTTCTGGTATTGTAATCTTTGGAAACAGAACCGCGCAACAGAATGTTAAGAGCGCCCTTTCGAGCATTAACGTAAGAGAAGTGGTAATTTACATCCAAGATGGTATAGCAGCTATTCTTAAGAACTACTTGTTCGAATTTAATACTGCTCAAACCAGATTGGAGATCAAGACGCTGGCTGACAACTTCATGACGACAGTTCAAGCTGAAAACGGTGTTTATGATTTCAGAAATATCATGGACGAAACCAACAATACTTCAGAAGTTATTGATGCAAACATTGGTATCCTCGATACTTATATCGAGCCAGTGAAAGGCATGGAGGTTCTTGTTCACAGAACAACTATTTTAAGAACTGGTCAGATTTCAACTGGACAGTTTGTGTAAACGATATATAAAAAAAGAGTAAAAAATGCCACTACCACATTATACACAGTCAAAGGCATCTTTGAATAAGTATGAACCAATTTACCCCAATCTTTTTGAGGTAACAATACTTACTCCAACGAATGCGGACTCGGGTTTGATTTTACAACACGTAAACAAAGTCGGAGGGTTAGACGCAGTTAATCCTACCATCGAAGCCGTGGGACAAAAGTATAAGTTCTCAGATAGATCATATGCTGGAATGCCTGCACAGACCTTTGTTGACTTGACGCTTGAGTTCTCTGTAAACTTAAATGATGCAAACGAAGCATACATTTATAATACTATGAGAAACTGGTATAATCTTGTTTATGATCCATTGACAGGAGAAATGGGATTGAAGAGAGATTATGTTGGATCGATGGTTGTTGTTCAATATAACAGAGCTGGTGATATCTTTAGAAGAGTTACATTTAAAGATGTTTTCCCAACCGCTCAGATTACATTTATCAATGATTTGGATTACGCAACACAGGAAGCTGGTATTGTCGGTGTGACTTTAAGATCCGATTACTGGTTAGAAGAAAACGTAGGAGGTTAATTATATTTAATTTTAAACAAAGGAGTCTTCGGACTCCTTTTTTTATGCACTGTCGTATATATAATATGATACTCTTATATTATGAAAAACAATCTGACAGAAAAACTTCAGGTTCTGCTTACAAAGGAGGATCAGCGGGCTTTAAATATAATTATTGCTCGCAAGTCCTTGGAACAGGGAGTGAGACCGGTTTCACTTTCTTCATATGTAAGAGAAATTATAAAAGAACATATCACTGAAAATACTCCTGAGCAAAAAAGTTTTGTAGTGGATGTTGCCAAAGAAATTATAAAAAATCACAAAAAAAATGGATGAGATTTCTCACGAAGAAGCGCTAAAAAAAGAGTTCGAGGAACAAGAAAACATTGCTCCATC